TATTAATTCATCTTGTAATGGTTTAATAACCATGTTTTCATACAATATAGTCGAGTTTCTTAACTCATCTGCATTAGAACTAAAGCCATTTGAACTTGCAATACCAAATAATAAAGGAGAAGTTACATTATGTCCTAACATAATCTTACGTAAACACTCCTCACTCAAATACGAATAATGTTCAGGTGCATCGTTTAACGGAATATCATCTACGGTTGTTTTGCTTGTTTCACTTGCATTGAAAGCTACAATAGTTTTTAATCCTTTAGAACCCGTTAATTGTGCGTTTACCTTGTTTGTAATAATTGATTGTTGCTCTTCAGTAGGCACGCCATTGTTGAAGTTTATAACCTTTGTACCGCTGAATCCGTGTTGAACTTCGTTAATTAAATAGTCTGCAATCTCCTCTTCTAATTTAGCATAAGGAATAGCACCTTGATAATCAGGATAGGCGTAATACTTCATTCCTACCGTGTAAGGCTTTACAAAAAGTATTTCTATTTGTTCGTTTGAAAATCCGTAAGCAGGTATTCTCTTTGGAGCGTACTTTTTAACGTCTTGCCAGTTGTCCGAATAATAATATCCCTCCACTTCTCCGTCTTTATTACACTTTTCAGCACGTAATAAATTAACAGGCATATGATAAGCCTTTAAAATAGACTTATGGTCTTTGGAGTAATGCACTTGAATAGCAAATTGACCGAGCATTTTTCTGTCAACAATCATTTTTTTAATACAATCCGAATTAAAAATTGTCATTAACTGCGCCCACTCATTTGGCTTTTTGCTTGCATCTAACGCACTTAAACCACGTCCGTAAACCAATCTACTTATATTGTTTATAATGGCGTTATTCGTCGTAGAATACGTGTATCTGTCAATTAGATATTGAAAGTAATTATTGTCCTCGCCAAACTCAACCCAATTATCTCTTTTAGACTCTTGAATTACAGGCGTTTGGTATGAACTTAAATTAATAATATGTATGTTATCACTCATAAACTATAAAAGTATTTGCAGTTGTATTTGAAGTATATTGCCCATTGTTAACCGAGAATGTTACTATCGGTTGGTCAGTGCAAAATATCCTATCACGATAAACGATATTCGTTCCGTCTTTTAGTACCAAATTATAAAAATGATTTTCAACTAAGGCAACCTCAACTTCCAATGTCGAATAATAATCGCCAGCCGTAAATTCCCACTCTTCAACAACCGTTGTTTCATTCGTTTGGTCGTCCGTTATTTCAACTGTATCGAAGTCTCCATTTCGCGGAATTAAAGCAAATGTTTGCGCATTTGTTGAAGTAGTTAAAACTATCATACTTTATTAACTAAAAATACCTCAAATTGTTTCTTAAATAAAAAACCCCACCTAAAAAGGCAGGGTCTTAAACCTATTATTAACAGACAATCCTAAGAAGTAACTACCAATGCATCCAATGCACCGTCAGTAAAAATAGCTTTCAATCCAGCCTCATCAGCGCAGTCAATGAAAAACGCTGGGCTTTTCTCCATGCCCGTAAAAGTCAAATTATAACCATTAAAATCACCCATCTGTGTACCACTTGACACAGTCCCAGCAGTAACGTCGCATCCTTGGTCGTAACCAGCTAAAAAGAATTGATGGTCTCTTGTTTCAACAACGATTCTCGGACGTCCGTAAGCTAACAACTTAACGTTTTTATGCGTTACAGCATCTTGTTTCTTTAATTGGATAGTCAATACTTGCTCAAAGAAAGTTGTTCCGTTGTCTCTTGAAGTTTGGATAGTTTGCTCAAAACCATTTGCACCTTTTAATTCATATTTGTAAAGGTTAATTTGTGTTGCAGTGTACCAAGTGGTAATTTGGTCATCACCATCAAAAACAACGCTTGAAGATAATGTATTCAAATCACCGTAGTTAATAAAGTAAATATTTAGAAGTCCTGAAATTGCATCCTTACACGCTTCTAATCTTCCGTTTGCTATGTCGCAGCTCATTTTATTATTTTTTTAATGTTAAACAAAAAAGGGTGGCGTATATTTCACCACCCTCGCTTATAGTTTAGTTTGATTAGTTAGCTGAATTTACAATTCCGTAAGTAACCAAGTCGGAAGCAAAACCGTATTTAGCGTCTGCCGTAAACCTGAGAATTACTCTGACATTCTGAGATCCGTCAACGTCTCCCATGTCCAAAACTTTGCACTCATTCATATCCGACATTAGAGATGTCGCAAAGAACAAGTTAGATGTTTGAGAAAGTAAAGCAGTGTTAGAAGCAAGTCCGTTAGCTAAGAAAATACGAACTCCGTCAAAGTAAAGGTTATCCAATACTTGGTTTGTTCCTTTGTTATCGTAACCGTTAGCACCTACACCAGCAGCAGCAAAACCACCCAATGCACGAACATAAGCTCTATAAATGTTGTTAGAAACATAAAGAACTAAATCCTCTTTTCCGTACAATGCAGCAGGTAAAGCGTCAATGATAGAACCTAATTGTGCAATAACGTTTGAAGCATCAACAGTAGTACCCGCAATTTCTTGAGCAGCAGGTAAAGCAGCATCAGTAGTTAATTGTGTCATGATTCCAGCAAATTGTCCAGCTGTTGCGTTAACACCTCTCCAAATTGAAGTCTCCATTCCAGCAGCAACTTTTTCAGCAGCGTGTGCGATTAAGAAATCAGCGAATGATTTTGGCAATACATCGAATGCAGAATAACCCATTTGGATAGCATCCCAGTCAGCTCTGAAGTCAGACTTACATAATTGTAGGTTAACTTGGAATGATTCAGGTTGAAGAACTCGCTCTGTTAACGTTACTGTAGAAGTTGGGTCAAAGTCGCAAGTTGCATTTTTGATGATGTCATCAGTTGCTACTCTTTTGATAACTTGTTTGTATTTAACGTTAGGCATGATAGTAATTCCGCCTTTTTCTAAAGTTGGAGCTGACAATAAAGCAGCTGCAATATACTTACCGGCAAACTCTCCAGCGTAAGTAGTTGTAATTGATTGTGTTGTACTCATTTTATTTTAATTTTTTATTTTATTTATACTACTGTTAATGTAATTGCTCCAGCCGCAGTTCCCAATCCGAAAACATACCAGTTAGAACCGTCACCGTGTAATTCTACGAAATCACCGATTGTGTCAGCTGAAGCTGAAAATGTAATCGTGTTTTCGTCTGCTCCCGGTACGTTAACGCTGTTTACGATAACACCACCTTGGATTTTGTTTGAAGCCGCTTTAATAGTCCATGCAGTAGTAGCGAATAACGCACCTACGACAAATTTATAAGATTGACCAGCTCCATCAGCAACAGCAGGAAGTGAAATTTGCGCACCTGCAGCAGCGTTAAGAATAAAGACTTTACCGCTATCCTCAGCAGTTAAGACTGTTGCACCTGTCAATGTTTCAACTACGCCTACTTGACGCAAAGAATCATTCGAAATGCTTGTGAATGTTGTACTCATTTTTTTTGTTTTTTTAAATTATTACTTATTTATTTTGTTCATTACTGAATCCATAATTGTGCGAGGTCTTTTTGAAGCTATTTTAACAACCTCAACTTTGTTTTCGTTTTCAGGATTGAAAGAAATTGGCTTAACTTCCTCTTCGATAGCTAACTCAACTTCCGTTTCTTTAACCTCTTTTAATTTGCTTAGTTCAGCTTTTAAAGTTTCGTTTTCCTCTTTTAGTTTTTCGATTTCAGAAAAGAAAGTTTCTTTAACTACGCTTTCGATAGTTTTCTTAGGAGCTGTTTTTTCAGTTTCCATTTCTTCCTTTTTACCGCTTTCAACTTCAACCTCAACTTCAGGCTCTTCAACTTCCATTTCTTTTTCTTTAACTTCAGAAATAACACCCTCTTCAATTACGATTAAAAGACGACCGTCTTCAAGTTCGTACTCACCGATTGGCAAAGCAATCTTTTGTTCGTCTTCCGTTACGATAAACACTTCACTTCCTGCTTCGAATGATTCAGCTTCAAGAATAGAAACTCCATCCATTAATTTCATTTGCTCAAGTTTTACTTCCATTCCGAGTAAAGTTTTGATTTGGTTTATTAAGCTATTTTTCATTTTTATTTATTTTAAATTTATCCTAATTTGGCTCCAGATGCTAACATTTTAAGCGAACCATAAAATCTTTTATTAATATCAATTAATGAATTTATGCTTGCTTCTGCTTTTGAAATTGGTGCTTTGGCTTCGTTTAGTAATCCTAATTCTTGAGCATTTTGTTTAAAATCTGCTAATGCTTTATCTGCATTTCTTCTTGCTAAATCATATTTTTTTTGCCAAGAATCAATTGAATCAGAAAGTTTTTTTAATTGTTGACCAACCTGCATAACTTCATCAATAACTTTTTGATTATTAGCTTCGATTTCATTTAATACTTGAACACTTTTTAATTCAACTTCATGCGAAGCCAATTGTGTTTCTTCTTTGAATAGTTTACCGAAAACTGTTTTTAGTGTATTCATAACTTATTAACTTTTAAATTTTTACTTGTTCCTTTTTTAGCCGTTTTGCCGTACTATCGTGCGTACTCCGTCTATTTCTGTAATCGTTACGTTTTGTGGCGTTACACTCGCTGTTTTACCTATCCCTTGAGCTTGTAAACTTCCGTCGCAACATTCTTTAGAGTATTTTCCGTCTTTACACAAACAACCCCTTTTGCCACCACGTGGACTTACTTTGCTTAGTGTTTTTTCTGCCATGTTATTTGTTTCTAATTTGTTCTAACTTTCTTTGCGCCCACTCAATACCAGCGTCACCACCCCAAGCAAGCCACATTAAACGTCCGCATCCCTCCCCTAATTCCTTTTGTGAATTTTCTTTGTGACGTGCAAATGAAGCCATGCGTGAAATTGTTTCTCTACTTATATTCTCACCGTTTGCTAATTGGTTTGCTCTTGCTTTTCCTACTGGCGTTCCGCAATCACCCCATCCGTTTTCTTCTGCATAACGTAAAGCTATCTTAGCGTTTTCGCTGGCTTCTTTTGGATAGTCGTTGTAAGTTTCTAAATTGTATTGTTCGTCTTTTAGTATTAAATCACGAATAGCATTTATCAACCTATCCTCTTCACTTTCTTGTAAACTCATTTCGTATTTGTCAACAAAATAACCCTCAATGCTGAATCCTTTTACTTCACCTGCTTTTACCTTATTCCAAATTTCATCGTTATTTACTTTCATTGAAATCATCCAAGTTCCTTTCGGTAAATTGAATCCGTATTTTGCTGACTTGTCTTGTTTCTCGTCTTCAATTATCCAGCTCTCAACAACACTCATTCCCTCAAGCATTTTCTTTTCATGTTCTAACGTGGCGTTGTTTTGGTTGGCTCTCATTAAAAATAACTCCGATGCTTTGCGAACTGTCTCCTCACTGAAATAAATGTAAAACTCTTTGTCTCCGTTTTTACGGTAAATCTGTTTGTTAGGAACTAAAGCTGCACCCATTAAGATACGTTTTTCACCGTCAACTTCTTTTAGTTCTACTTCGTGTTTTTTTAAGGCTACAAAATTCTCTTCTATTGCTGGACTTTCAACAACTGAAACCGCATTGATACCGCTTTCGATTTTATTCTCGTCAATTAGCAATTCTATAATTTCCATCTTTGCCATAACTCTTTAACTTATAATGTTGCGTTTTGTACTCTATTTCTATCTAAACTTTGTGCGCTTGTTACTTCACCACTGACTACATACGCCTTAGTAGGCTGTTGTTGTAACGTTGCTAATTGATTCACGCCACTTGTTCCGATAGTTTGAAATTGAGGAGCTTGTACCTGACCGCCACCACCACCGCCACCTGCTGGAGGGGGATTATTACCTCCAGGAGATGGGCTTTCAAATTTTTGTGATGCAATCTTAGCTACGTTTACTAAACCTGCGGCAACTGCTAAACCAGCAGCAATACCACCACGAACGGGAGAAGTTGGGTCAGGAACGGGTAAGAATTGCGAAGCATACGCACCAGTAGCACTTTGGTAAGTATTAATTAAAGCACTTGCAACTTGCGCAGCCTTTTGAACTTGGAATGCGCGTTTAGCTTGTTTCTCCGATTTCTTACCGAATAATTCTGTAATACTTGAAACTATTTCTAAGCCTTGTTGAATTGATTTTACTTTAAATGAATTTGCCCTTTCATCTATTTTTTGAGCCCTTACCGCTTGCGCTTCTAATATTTGTGTTTTAAGTAACGCAGCATTTCTTTCAGCTTCAATTTCAGCGTTTAGACTACCTTGTAAATTTTCTAACTTAGTGTTACTTAGGACTTTTAATTTATCAATTTTAACGGTTTCTAAATGTAATTCTTCTTTATTGTCATCTTCGATAGCTTGTCTTACTTTTTCAGCATTATCTTGTTGCGCGATTAGCAACTGATTGCCTTTTAATTTTTCTAACGCTAAACGGTCAGCAAGTAATTTCTCTAATCTTGCTTTATCGGTTTGGTCTTTTCTAACTTCAAGTTCAATTAACGCATCTAACTCTTTCTTTTTATTTTCAACCGCATCGCTACTACCTTGCTTGTTTATTTCTTTAAGCGATAATTGTAAACCTGCTTGTTGATTTTTTAATTCGATTAATTTTTCCTCTGCCACCTTTATTGCTTTGTCGCCAGCCGATGCTATCTCTTCAGGGTCAAAAACCAATTCCGCTGCATCTTTTTTTATTCCTTTAAACCAATCTGACAAACCAGTATCTTGACCTACAAAAGCCGCTATTTTATCAATGCTTTTTAATAATAAATCAAGAGGAGTTGTGATAAAATCCAATATTCCAACTAAAATATCTCGGTTTCTTTTAGATGCTTCAACTTGCGCTTTTTTTGTTGCCTTTTGATTTTCTAAATTTGTTTCAGCTATTTTAATTGTAGCATCAAGTTCATTTATTTTAAGTTGTAAAATTTCTTTTTCGCTTTTGCCTTGTAGCTTTAATATATTATCTTGCTTATCTAATGCCGATACTTTTGCCTCTGATGCCTCTAAATTAGCACTTGTTTTTTCATTTAATTTAGTTTGTTCATCGCTTACACCACTAACTGCTTCCTTAATGTCATCCCAATAAGCAACAACAGTACCTAACGCAACTACCAAAAGACCTATACCCGTTGCTGCTAAAGCTCCTTTAATTCCTTTTAAAGCATTTATAGCAACCGAACCCAATTGTTTAAAAGCACGTCCAGCATCTTCTAAGCCTTCAAGTCCTTGCGCTAAAGCCATTGCACTTTGAACACGTAACATTGTTTCTTGTAGCTTTTCGGATTCTACCCCTACTAAACCCATTGCGCCCTCCACAGCACTAAAACCACTTGCAACCGAACTAACTGACTTTCCTAAAGCAATAAAAGCTCCCTCACCTTTAAACGCTTTAATAGCGTCGTTTGTGTCTTCGATACGGTCTTTTAAACCTGCTGCTTTTTTTGCCGCTTCTGCTGCTTGCTGTGATGTTTCACCGTATGCAGCTGCAACTTTTTGTAATTCCTGTACAGCTTCCCTATACTGTTGTTTAAGGCTTTTACTATTGTCTTGTATTTCTAACTCAATTGTCCTTTTTTCTGCCATTGTATTTGCGTTTAGCTTGTTTATAAATCTTTTTTAAATTGGAAGTGTATTCGTGTTTTCCTTTCGCAATATCCACTATCTCACTCACGTTAAAAAAGTCATCCGTTTTTAAAAGTTCTAATATCTGTGCTATCATTCTTGTACTATTATTATGTTTCGATTTATTAAAGTTCCTGCGTTATTAAAATATGATACTACTATTGTAATTACTTGCACTGAACTTTCCTCTGTAATTAGGTTTAATCCAGTTTCTGTAATTATTGGATTCGTGTTTTCGGCTAATATCTTTGATGTTGTATTTGGATTTGCAGGAATACACACCTCAACCAACTGATTTTGGTAAATTGTACTCGGAGTAATCGTAACACCCGAAAAAGAACTTGTAATTGTAGCGTATGCACTTCCATTTACAAAAGGTATATTGATATCTAAACATTGTGCGCTTGGATCTGGGTTAATAGGCTCTTGCGCCAACAATGGTCGGAAGTCTAAATACAAACTGAAATTCACCTCACCAGTTGTAAGGTTACTTTTCATTTCGTTTATAATGTATCTCTTATCACGAATTATAAGTCTATCGTTTAATCTAAGCGATGTTAATAGGCTAATTGGTAAAACAGTCTTAACCATTACTAAACGTTGCTTTAAATCGAATAAATTAGATAAATACGGAAAGTAATAAGTATTATATAACCCGTTATTTATTGTTTCATTGTGTATTATGCTGTTATCTGCTCCGAAGTTTAAACTATATTTCGTGTTTTGGTAGGTTAAATCCTGACCGAATAACATATACGAATCTATATTGTTGTAATTAACGCCATTGTAAAATCTTATGTCATGAGGTAATGAATCGCTTTCGCCATACATATAAAGCAAACAAGGCTTTGGAGTGTACGCTTGATAGTTTTCGTTGAGTGCATATCCTAAAATTGCGTAATTGTTACCACTAACTGAACGCTGAAATAATAAATTCTCAAATGGACTTTCAATAGTATATTCTCCACCGTCATAATCAAATTGGTAATTCATATCACCGTATTTTTGATTGTAGGTTTTGAAGTAATTTTTATTTGTAAATGCTTCGCTTTCTTGATATGTGAAATTTATCTTTTTGAATAACGGAACTCTGCTTACATCAATTGAATCCAAGTCGGTGTTTTCGGTTATGTCAACAATAGCTCCTTGACTATACCATAAATCCAAAGGCAACACTTGATAAACATCTTGCTCAACTGGTACGCAAGTCATATTAAATTCTTTTAGCACTCCCGAAAAGAAATCAGCTACTTTAATATCAGGCATTACGTTGTTTAAATTTACGTTGCCAGACAAAGTTGTTTGAACTGTGCTAATTTGAGCTATATTACTTAATCCTTGATTGCTTGTTATTTGGTAAATAATATTCATGTCAACACTCATTGGTGCTGTTGCTCTTAACTTAAATGTTAAAACCGTATTTAAACCAATCGTGTTTTGAAATGATACATTTCCAAAGTTTCCAGTAGTGTCTCCAGTTATTGTTTGAGAATAATTTCCATCTTGGAAAACATCAATATAAAAAGTCCCTGCTGCCGATAAATTTAAAACCTCAAAATATACTGTATGCGTTTGAGTAATCGGTGCGTATTTTATATTAATGTAATCTTCGTAAATATTTACATATTCAAATGAAGAAGGGTCAGGGATAGCAGGGGTTGCAATAACAGTTGCTATAATTTGGTCTATTAAAATATCAGACTGCTCACTTACCCAAGTATATTCATTCGTGTTTTTCGCCCATAAAAATAAACGTTTGAATCTTTGATCATTAAAAAACGAACTATCAAATGTTATTCCGTATTTATTTTCAATAGCTTCAAATATCTTACTTACTTTGACCGCTGGGAAAAGTTCATCGTATTGAATAGCATGAGCGTTTTGCGTTATATCTTGCGTTCCATGATAATAAGTCCATAACCGCGTGTTGGCAATTAACGGATAGCGAACATCAAAATCTGTTACCGTGTCAGTTATTCTATTATAAATATTAGTTCCAGTAAAGGAAAATTCTAAACTGCTATAATCTAAGTCTTTTAATTTATCCTCTCCGAACTTGTCTTTTAATGAAAGTATGTCGCCATAAAAAGTAATAGTATAGCTTTCTACTTGTCCATTTTTTACATTCGCCTTTTCGAGTTGTATCTTTCCACGCCTAAAAAATGTCAAGTCAATTTCAATGAAAGCATCACGCCTTAAATTTTGGTCTATTGTAGGATTTACATCTGACTGATAAAAGTGTTCAAATATCTCATTGTTATGAGGTGAAGCTGGAACGGTGAAACTTTGCGAAAAGTCGGTGAATACTTTTGATATGTCCGAAATGTTTTGAACGCTGGAAGTTACATTAATCTGTTCATCGTTGAATAACTCTACTTGAACACCCTCAATAAATACGCCTACTATCCGATTCATATTACATTATTAATTGCGTTGTAAGCAAATTCAAACTCCATTTGGTAGTTAATCATTTTCGTGTTTATGTTTTGAAATAATTCCGTGCTTTGCGTGTTTAGTTTTACGGGCAAAGAATTAAGTAATATCCTTTCGCTCAACATTAATTGCTTAACTATTTCTTTGAAGTCTTCACGCACCCAATCTGTATTTACTTTGATTGTCTTTTTTCCGTTTACGTTGAATGATTTTCTTTGTCCTACTAAAGTGCTGTAATTGGGGAAAGCTCCTTGCATTAAATTATAATCCGTTTTTTCAACGCTCAACGTATCATTAGAAGCTCCGTAAAACCAAAACCGTTGCCACATTCCATACTTATTTACAAAGTCGCACACAATTGGCGTGTATCGACAATTCAAATAAGGCAGAAAATATCCAGTCCATAAAACAACATCGGAAGCCGTTAATATCTCTAATTTGTTTCCATCAGCGTAATACGTGCTCCATACTTTTGGAACATCCTGTATTGCATTTGCAGTGATTAAATTAAAACCTTGATTAGCGTTTGTCCTTAAATTAGTGTACTTTGCTTTCCATGTAGCTGTATTTCTAACTGTTATAAAATTGCTTCTATAATTCTCATTAGTGCTTGGATTTTTGGTCGCATCATAAGCATAATAAAACGTTCCCTCATCGTGTAAAATATCATTCGTTAAACTTGGGTTATACCCTTGTTCGTAATATCCAAAACCATCATAAGCTTTTTCTGTTACCGTATTTAAAAGCGTGTAAACTCCACCGTCTAATTTGTATCTTTTTATTTCTACGTTGCACCATTGAGCTGTTGGCGTTGTTGCATTTGTTGAATATACCGTTTGACGTGTGTCCCAGCTTATATATTCTCGAATGTAAGGTGAAACATTATAGTACGTCTTTACGTTGTTTGAAGCTGGAATTAATTTAGATAACACATAAGTCGGGTCGGTTGGAGCTGACCCAGTTCCGTTCCATAATCTTAATTCTATCTTTGAACCCTCTTGACCTGTTTCGGATATTTCGACTATATAAGGTGAACGTGCGAAAATACTCATTTTATATTTTTTAAGTTTTGATTTAAAATTGAATTTAAAAGCGTTTCAGCATCCAGTCCGTATTTATCTATTAATACGTCGGGAAGTTTCTTAAATGCTTTCTCAAATGGCTTAGTAAAGAATAGGCTTGGTTTGATTCCGTATTTAAAAACACTTCGAGCTATTGCAAATTGCAATCCTTTTCTTGACTGAAATTTTCCTTTTATATCTCTTGGTGCAATTCCTTTTTTCACTATCCATTTATCAAACGCTTTTGGCGGTGGCATTTTTGATTTGTAGCTATACGGAGTGCTGTACTTTTTTTCTTTACCCGAAACACCTTTATCTTGAAAGTTTCCGTAAGCCTCCATGTCAAAATAAACACCGATTGAATTTGGAAACTCTTTAACTTCACCTTTTATTGATTGAGATAATTTTCCAGACGTGTCTTTATTCAGTCGTTTAAGTTCGGCTTTCGCTTGACTTACAACTTCATCTCTAAATTTCTGTAAAGCTTTTAGTGTTTCACTCATTAGCAAATAGTCATTGAGTTAGGAACTAAAATATCGAGTGTCATTGTCCAGCCAGCCAAATAGTTTTCAAAGCGTTCAGCAAATGGCTCAACACTTGCGTTGCCATCTACCATGAAATTATCGCTGAATAATTCCCCACGTCTTAAACTTTCGTAAAGCCTATTTTGAACTGCAAACATTGTATTAAGTACATCTTGCTCGTTGTTGTTTCCTATAAATATATTTGTGTCTTCGTCTTTTGATATGTCAACAATATCCATGCAAAGAATACTTACATTAAAACGAATGATATTATTTTCAATTGAACTTGAATTTACTATCAAATGAGCCAACGGAAAAATTGTTTGCTTAGACAAGTCAACTGCAAAGATGTCGCCCTCCGTAATTGTGTTTATAAACGCATCGTTATCGAAGTGTCCTTTTAACGTGTCCAGTAAATTATAATAATTACCCATTTTTAAATTTTCTTTTTAATTCTCTATTTTCAATTTCAGTTCTTTGTCGCTCGTAAGTAAGGTAGGTAAGGCACTTCCGTATTCCCAATTTGGTAACTTCATCAAACTTTGTAACATCTCCTTTAGCGAGTGCATAGATTGAATTATACCATCCCCATTGCTTATTGAATTGAGTCCGTTCTGAATAGTCGTGTTCAGTTCCTTGTTCGTCTTCATCTCCACTTCCAAAGAGGTAAGCGAAGCTTGTACTAAGTCGTTTCCTAAATGATAAAAAAAAACCGATGCTGACATTGCAATATCCAAAGGGGCGTATTTCATAAGTTCAGCAAATTCATCCGTTCCTGAATACGGCATTATTTCGTAGGTGCCTTGTTTCGTCTTTTTGGTTATCGGTCTATATAGAACCGCCATTGCTTTGTGGAATGTTTCAACCTTGCCTATATTGTGGTCTAAGTCTACATATTCACCGAAACTCATATC